TAGGATAAACACTGGCAAAGAAGTCATCAGCAATGTGATTCGGGATGAATGCGAACTCGTCCAGAAAGATGACATTATAGGAGCCACCACGGACAGCAGATGCAGAAGTAGACGCGGCGATAATTTTTGATCCATTTTCCAACTCCATGGAGCCTTTATTATATACCAGAATACCCTGCTGCATCCACTTTGGCAAGTTTTCGTAGGCAAGTTGTAACCTACCTAGGAGGTCCCTAGCAGTGGATGCTTTGTTAGCAAGGATCGCTACATTAACGTTGTCATTGAAGACAATGTAATGAAGAAGATAAGATACCACAGTCGTAGACTTACCAGTCTGACGTGGCATCTTACAGATATTGAATCTATTGTTGTGAAAATTATTTACAAGTTTCTCTTGAAAGGGATACATCTTGAAGGGAACAAGACCCTCATCAAGAGAAACGATTTTGATATAATTTAGAGCAAAATAGACGGGATCGTCTTTACATTTGACAAACTCTTCGATCTTTTCTTCTGTCCAATCGATTTGAACATTTGCTTTTTTTAGATTAGGATTGCCAAGATATATTCCATCAGTCATAAAAATAAGAAATCAAGTTGTAATTGGGTTATTATCCTTATCGTGTCTTTGGTATGCTGCGGGAGTTCTGGTAGTGTTGTCTATGTTTCTCGCCTGATATGTACCAGGAGTTCTTACGGTATTGTCCTTATTTCTTGGAACATAATCTGCATTATAGTCTCTGTAAGTTCTAGTAGTCCACCCTTCAGTACCAGAGAACTGATTAACAGTTGTGTATCCTGGTTGAGGATCATCAGGCGTATTGGATGTGTCGCGTCTAACGTAATTAGTGTTTGCCATTTGTTACCTCCTCAGCAGTTCCAAGCTCTAAGTGACTTATTGATTCTTGAATCGGGATCAGAAGCAGTCTTCTTAGAAGTCAACTTCTTTTTCATGCCTTTCATTCGCGCACAAAAACTCGCTCTACGAGGGTTCCCAACTTTTTTTGAAGGTGCCTTAAGATCGCTTCCTGGGTTTTCGCGCTCATACGACTTTCTACCTTTTTCATTCAATCCACCTTCCTTGTTTTTTCCTGATTTCTTTGTCCATGCTGCACCCTCTCTCATGATGATCAGAGGATTACCTGGGGCGAACTCAGACTTTCTAAAGATAACCAGAGATGCTTCAGGATAAATCTTTTTCAGATCATCCTCAATCATTGCTCTGTTTACTGTTCCGCCCTGAGAATAATATAATTGAGTATACTTTCTCTTTCCACGGTAAATAAACTCTACCGTAAAAACATATCCATTAGATTGGATTCTCTTCTCAATCAAAGAGACGAGATCTTGTTTTAGTTGATCGTCCATCACGCGATACGTTTTCTTTTATTTATGTTTCTTCAGTAACTTCTGAAGATCTGCTGTGCTTCCTACAAATAGTGCGTTGTTAGTTACATGTGTAGGACCAGACTTATCTTCTCCTAATTCTTTCATCTTCTTCTGGAGATCAATCAACTTATCAGTTGCGTCTGAGACGCTCTTGATCAACTGTCCAGTGACTTCATACGCTCTTGGGGAGTCTGACTCCTGAGCTAGTTCTAACGCCCCGTCAAGCGCCTCCTGACCCTTCTCAATGAGGGAGTAGAGGTTACCACGGGTGTACTCGTAATCCTTGTTTACCTCATCTGTTTGATCTGGTTTCATGATCTCTGGTTTTTCGACAGGGAGAATCTCCCCGTCTACATCAAAAGTATCATTAATCTCATCGAAGTTTTGCATAGTTAGAATCCATTGTAAGTTACGGATGTACTGAATCCAAAGTCTTCATCATCAAAGTCTTGTAGCAATGCAGTGTCTGCTTCATTGACAACACCATCATTGTTCTGGTCTGTTGTTGCTTTAGGTACAACAGTGTATGTAATCTCTCTTCTTGCCGTAGCTTTGTCTGTAGTTCCGTAGATATCTGCGATAGCAGTTCTGATGATGGAACTGTCGGATGTAGGACCGAACAGGTATGTCTTTGCTGTAAATTGTAGAGTCCATACAATTACAGTTCTCTTTTGGAAGTCTCCCTCATACTCATCTCTATACCCAATATTATTGAGGACAATCGCTACGTCACGCTTCTCGTCAATATCAGGAACCATCTTCAATGTGATGTTGAATGATGGTTGGAAGTATGGTAGAATCTGTTCAATGATTTGTAAACCATCGTCCTGATTCTTTGCATAGATTGACATCTCAAAATTTACATTGTATGGTACAGGTAAATATTGTTTTGTCTTATTGTTTGCGTCTTTATCTGCAGAGATATATTTGAGTGGAGATGCCTTTCTTGTCTGATCATACTGTAGACCAGTAATCTCAAACGACATTCTTGGCAGAGTAATCGCAACATCTCTAGCAGTTAGATCTGCCTGCTGTTGAATTCTTGCTAAGAACTTTTGTGTAGGACCATATGACAGAGGCACCTTGAGTGCCTCCACAACATCCCCAGCCGCATTGTAACGCTTCAACTCAATGTTGTTGAAGAGTGTACCAAATCCGACAACAGTCTTTCTTAGTATTTCGTGGTAATAGTATGTCCCTAGCATTAGAATTCACCAAATGGATTTACTTCAGTAAAGTCAATAATATTGTCTGATTCAGTTTCAATAGTAAGACTTTGATCATATGTGGAGTTAGTATTATTTAGTGCTAGTGTCTGATCGTAAGACTCAGGACTCCACTTTGCACCTGATGTGAGACCCGTAACGGTCTCCGCAGTAGTGAATACTCCAGTTCTGTTGATGACTTGTAGTTCTCTTGTAGAACTGTTCCAAGACTTGACCTCCGCTCTGTTGTCTTTAGGTGAGTAATCAATGGTAATTGTAGGTGTAAATGTGTATCCTAGTCCAGGATCTGTAATCGTAATAGCACTAACAATGCCTGAGGCAGACACTGTTGCAGTTGCTGTCGCAGATCTTGTTACCAGGACACTTACAACTCTAACGTAAGCATTATCATCTCCACCATCAATTCTAAGAATATCACCAGCACTATACCCAGTACCTCTATTGTTAGTTGCAAAAACTAGATTTCCGCCAGATACCGACAAACCTCCATTATTATCAACATCGTTAACGGTAGCAATCGCTCCAGATCCACTACCAGTGAGATTGGTTGTTGTGTAAGTGCCAGGTGTATATCCAGTTCCTGTTGTGTTTGTATATAATCCCGTACTTGTGGATGTATTGAATAGATTTAATCCTCCAGACGTAGGTGCAGCAGTGATTGTAACTGACGGTGGTGTAGCAGTCTTATAATGGGCACCACCATCGTTAATTGTAATGGAAGATATGACTCCACCTGACATATTTGCAGTAGCAAATGCTAAGAATTCGTCACCAACAACTTCTTCTCCAACGGTAAAGTCTCCTGTACCGCCAGGATCCATAATAAGTTTGATTGCTGCTGCTTGTTCCAATTCGATTTCATCGATCTCTGCAACACCAGTCTCGATTTCCTCGTCTGCAAACTCGAAGAGTTCACAACGCAATTCATAAGAATAGAAATTACCTAACTGATACATATCAGTCTGATGCTCCACATACTTGATTTCAAATAGTCCTTTGGTTAATGGGAAGTAGATTAGATCTCCTTCTGCTGGACGATCATCTGCTAACTGACCAGCAAAGTTACCATCAAACTCTTCTTGCCATCTACGCTTTGACACAACAAATGTCAACGCATCATTATTCCTGAGTCCGAACTGAGTGATGGTGTCATCCTGCAAACCATCAAACTTATCGTAGCTCTTCATATACATTTCAATCTGAACCGCAGAAGTAAAACTTGATGTGGTTGCTTCATGAAATAAGTTGTCAACATTATTCAAAGTCCTTGGTAGATAGTAAACTGTACTACCATGGATTTTGATGTGCTCATCTACCAGATCTTGTGCAAGACCTTGTTCTGATGTTGCTCCCCCATATGCTGGGAAGTATGTACTTTTTTGAGTTGCCATATCATCCGATCATATCTAGTGGTGGAAGTTCATATGTAGAAAGCATTGAGTCTTCAATGTCTTTCAGTTCTGTAATAGCATCTTGATAGATTTGTCTTCCATCAAGTTCTACGCCGCCAGGGAATTTGACTCCTCTAAACTTGATTAAGTTCATACCCCACTGCTTTTTGATTAGTGAAGTAAGATACTTCTTCAAGAACGAATCGTTGAATACATCTGTAGCAGATGTAGGATCAAGTGCTCTATGGCACTCAATAACAATATAATTATCTTCCTTGATATCTTTAGCGTCTACATCAAGATAAAGTCTATCTCTTCTCTTGTTGAATCTGTACTGTACAAATGCGCCACTATTCAGTACAAAATCTAAATCCTCAAGATATGTCTTTGTCATATAGTAGTTGAGAATATCAAGCGACCCGAACTGATACATGTCGTTCAGAAATAGTTGATACTCAAGACCAAATAGATTTCCTCTTACAGAAGAAGACTTCATACCAAAAACTTTTGAGATGCCAAAGACATGCTCTGGAACCTCAATATAATTATTTCTTTCTTCCCAAGAATCTGAGTTGTCTGCAGTAGTTGTTGCGTCGGATGACGTGAAACGAGTTACATCTGCAGCAGTAAACTGGTGCTTCAGCAGAATATTCTCCACGCCATCAAAATGACGTTCTTGGAAATATTGAATTGCCTCATCGATCAGATCTTCTACCTGACCATCATCAACGTTAATTTGAGTAACTGGTTTACCCAATCTACGCAGACAATACTCCTTCAGTTCATCCCTCGTAGCAGGTTTAGTTGCTGACATTTATGTACCCATGGAACCGCTTTTATATATTTATGAAAAAACCCTCCCGAGGGAGGGTTTGATCTGTATCATGCCTGGGATTCATTCCAGGTAATTCTAGCATTACAGTTAGTATAAGATAGTGTAGTGCCTGTGTATTCTTCATCAGGGATAACAACGACGGTAAGAGTATCAGGTCCATTGGGGAACTTATAATCTCCACCAAGGATTGAGTTACCAAGAGTTGCAATGTCACCAAGGTCTTGAGTGAAAGATTCATTTGCACCTACTCGGAATTCAAAAATTGTAATTCCGTTAGTGTGTCTATCATCTAGGTTCCAGAACTCAACGTTTGTTGTTGGGTTATGGTAGACAACCTCTGATAGTGCTGGAGCCGCTTGATTGACCCAATCTGGTCTTGAAAGATCTGCATTAAGTAGGAGTCTAACAGTAGCAGACTTTCTAGTGCTGGTATCTTTAGATGTAACAACTTCTCCAGCAGTTTGACCACCATCAGATAAAGTAATTGAAACTTGCTTGAGCTGCAATTGCATTCTATTGATGATATCTCTAATACCAACTTTACCAGTTAGACCTGAATCTACAGAAGGTGCAAGTCTGATTGATAGAACTGGATATTTTCTGTTTGACTGTCTTTCGTCACCATCAGTCTTCTGGTTGAGAAGATATAGAGTTGGTGAGGTAGCAGTGAATAGGTATGCCTTATCATCCTCAAACTGACCATCCATGATTACCGAAGCACCCCAGTGGAAGAGTGATGGTGCAAATGAAGTTGCGCTAGACTTATCACCGAAAGATTTGACTTCATATCTTGCAGGCAAGTTACCAGATCTGAAGTATGCTTCAGTGAAGTTATTGTTGTGGATGAATGCATGGCAATAGAATACAGAACCATGCTGATCTTTGAATCCAAAGCGGATCTTACCACCACCATACCAAGAGTAGTCAATATAGCACATTTGGAGTTTGGTAATATCCAACTCATAACCACTTTGACCAGAACCATCACATTTATCAATATTCCACTGAGACTGAGGAATCTTGGTATCAACAGTCTTTGTCATTGTGACGTTGGTTGCTGAAACTCCACTATAAGGTCTGGAGATAATGAGTTCAGTATCACTAACAACATCGGTAATCAAATATGTCTGACCACGGATTACAATCTTGTCATCGACACCAAGTTGTCTCGTAAACAGGGTATTTGTTCCAAGAACAGTTTGTGAATTATTCGTTACTGTAACAATACCGTTTGTTTGTGCAGTGGATGATCTTCTAACAGCATATAAGTTTTGACCATCATACTCAAAGAAGAATCCATTTTGATCATCAAACATACCAGCTCTTACCGCTGCACCTTGCCAACCATTCTTGTGTAGACTTGGGAATCCACCAGGAGTGATATCTGTAGGTGTTCCAGACAATTGATATGTGAAAGTATATACATCAGATACACTAGCAACAGTAAATGTTCCGTTGTATTCATTAGTTCCACCAGAAACAGTTACGTCTCTCATAATAATTGACTGTCCCTGTGCCAGTCTATGTGGTTTTCTAGTTACAACCGTTGCAATTGGATTTGAGCTACCGTCAGTACCACCATTGATTGAACGAACTTCAATAGGAGCATTGAAGTTGGTTGCAGTTGAATACTGCAGACCTTTACCTGACTGATAACGGAAGTATCTTCTAGTCTGTCTAACGATTGAAGAGTCAGCAGAAGTACCTGGGTTGATCTCAACACCACCATCAAATGGTCTATGCAGAGAATATGAAGAAGGTTTCATATAAACTGAAGTTGGCAATAGATATTCCGCTGCAGAATAATTTCTATTCAGAACGATAAATCTATGATTGCTTCCAGTTCCTTTACTGCTGAAATCAATGTTATTATCAAGTCCTCCAATATAAGCATCTCTTCTCTTGATGTGATTCTTAGTTGCATCCCCATATATTCTATAGTAGTCATTTCCTAAGTTGTGGACATAATAGTATCCGTTCTTAGTTAGACCACCAATAGATGTAGAATCATCATCATGAGTATAGATAACTTCTGTTCCAGAAATCAATCTATCCCTGTATCCAGGAAGATAAATTGTATACTCTGAAGTATTATCTAAAATTTCCACAGGATTTGTTGATTGTGGATCAAAATTGATGAATGTAGGATCAAAGGGATCTTGAACTGTCATCTCACTGTTATCAGTGATACTGTCAATCTTCACCTCAACGACTCTGGATTCAAATCTATAGAATCTATGTTCATTTGATCTTGCGGCAGTTGTTCCAGCAGTTGCGTCATTGATTGAGATTGGATTTACTCCAGATCTAGCATCAGTTGGATTTGTATGCAGAGTAAAATAGCTTCTATCAACAACATTTACATAATAGAACGTATCTCTTTGCAAACCTTGATAGTCTGACGGTGGAGCTGGGTCATTGAATCTTACAGATTTCCAATAACCTTCGTTGTCATAGAAAATACAATCTCCAGTTTGGAAACCATGATCTCTTGCAGTGGAGCTCTCCGTGCAGAACATTCTATTTGTTGCTGGATCAGCAGACGCAGCCTGATAGTACCAAGGATAATCACTACCCGAATCTAATGTGGCATCACCAGACCAACCAAGTCTTCTTTCATCATTAATGAGAATATGTTTGGATGGTGTATACTGAACATCAAAGTTTGACTCTAGACCAGAAGCACCTGACGCTTGAGTCTTATAATCATCTAAACGTCTCCACATTTGAGTATCTTGATGTGGCCAAAGGTTGGTTGCAGTAATAGGATCTTGAGCTTTGTTTTGCTCATTATCAGCCCTATCATTGAATAGGTCATCATAGTTGTATAGATCATCCTTTACTGCAACATAATATTCTGGTAAAGCAGTAGTTCCAGTATAATAATTTCCTGCGTCATAGTTTGTATGACGAACTACATCTCCTACGAAATAGTATGCGTCAGTTGTCCAAGCACCTTTGTTTCTTGTGCCATAAAGTTTTCCAGCAGAATTGCTTAGAGTGTGTGTAGTACCTTCACCCTGCCCATAAAGTTTGATTGCATTTCTTCTTCTATACGCATCGTTTTGACTTGTATGGAATGAAATTTCCGTCGAACTAACAAACCTGATGTAGTAACTCTTACCAAACTCCAATCCTTGAATTGGTTCATCATCCGCTCCGAATGAATTATATTGTACATAGTCACCAGTTCTAAATGGATGTGTTCCAATAGTAACTCTGTTATCCCAAGAGCTAATTGTAACATTTTGTCCATCAAATACGTGGTCAGATGTTGAGAAGAATGCTCTTCCTGGACCCTGAACTTCACCATAAACTGAAGATGCATAAATTTCGTGAGTATAACTTTCACCAACAAAGTTACCAGGATCTCTATACTCATTCATATAGTTTCCTGCTTGAGCATCTGCAAGAGTTTCTGCTAGACCAAAGAAGTTCTTAGAAACTCTATAAACATAATAAGTATTTCCATTAGTCAGATAGCTATATTGATCACTTGAAGGGGGACCACTCTCTTCTCTTTGTCCAATTGCAGTACCATTTGTTGGAACCGTATAAACTACAGAAACTCCAGTTGATAAGTTGTGGTTTGGATAGTAGAACTGACCATTAGTACAGTTGACTGATTGTTGTGGTTTGAACGATAACGTTCTACCATAAATTTGTTGAGATGTCTGAAGATCATACGAATAACCACCAGCATCCTTTGCAGTAATTTCATATGAACCATCAATACTTCCTTTTGTGGATACATCTTCAAAGTAATGATTTGGTGAGGATGTAGTTGACCCACCCAAGATATTAATTACAGTTCCATCATACGAAGTAGAAAGTGAAAATCTATCTGTAGTAGCATTTTTGATGTAATAAGTTTCTCCACTTTGAAGACCTTGAACATCATTATTTCCAGCACTATTATATCTTACTGATTGACCTTCAACAAATCCATGATTTGGAATCAAGAAAGTATTCTTGTAATAGTTTTCGTGGTTGTATGCTCTAAACTTGACAGTGAATTGATCCCACTCACTTGCGGTAGTGAATGAAGCAATCTTCATCAAGTATCTTGATGCCTCAGATCTACTAAACTCTTTGGCTGCATCACCTGCTACGATACCAGTTTGATCAGCATTCGCCACTGCAGCATAATGTGCAGAAACAACTCTGAAGTAATCATTATTCAGAGGATACATCCAATAGAAATGATTGTTTACAAAATTCTGAAGTGCAGTTCCAAATGTGGTGTGTGTAGGATCTTGCTTATAGCACAACCAATGGATTGGCTCATTCTTCTCATTCATTGTGAATCCATGATTAGGCAGATAGAATGAGTTTGCAGTAGAAAGTGGAGATACCTTGAATACAAATTCAGCATCAGTATTGACATTGTTGTGTGAACTTGTATTAGTACCAAAATCTACAAGAGGACCATTTGGTGTGGTTGAAATTGAGAAGGTAAATGTTTGCTTACTATTCAGAGTATCGATTCTTGGATATCTGACATAATAGTATCTCTTTTGGTAATCTGATCTATATCCCTGCGCGACTGGCTCAGTGTGACTATAGTTTGTGTTGATACCCCAAACACCATTGATACCATTGGAAGACTTACTATTCCTACCTTCCTCTTCCGTTCTACCACCAAAGAAGAATGAAACTCTATCACCTTCTTTTAGACCAACTTTCTGATATTCCATAACAATTCTATTTGTACTAGCAAATAGATTGTCATATGTAGTTGTTCCTGTAGATCCATAATAATCAGATCCACCATTTCCATGACAGTTAATAATCTTTTGACATGGCCATAGTGAGAATGGAGCACCCCAAACAGCGTTTGTGCCAGTATCAGTAAAGTTGTAGAAAGAAGTTCCTAAATTAGCATTTGGTGGATAATCGATGTTTGTATTTGTAGATCTAGTTGGCGCACTAGTTGTAAGTTTGATATAATTATCATCAATACGATATACAAACGCAGTTGTTGCTCTTGGCTTTGCAACTGTAACAGCTGGACCATCAACTTGTCCAGTTACTTTTCCAGATCCAGTAGGATAAAGATCGGGAACACCAGAAATTTGGAAAATTACTGGTTGACCTTCTTTGAATCCATGATTTGGAATACAGATAGTATCTTGGCTGATGTCAATTGCTTCTGGACGGAAGTATCTTTGTCTTCTTCCATAATGTGCATCATTTTCATCACCAACTTCAATTACATCGAATTCAAAAATATTCAGGGTAGTTGAACTATATCCTTTACCAAATCTCCTGAAGTTAAATTGAGTTCCAGTATCTGATGGAGAAGATGTTGAAAATACTTGTGCGGATCCAGATACAGAATTCGCTGGAGTAGTAGCCAATTGGAAATTATTAGCATCAACCTTAATTGCATAATAAATACCGCTTCCTCCAGTAGTAGTTCTTGCGTCTTGTCCTTCTTGTACAGATTCTACTACACCAGTAATGTTTGATGAAACATCTTTAAACCATAGCATATCACCAGTCTCTAAACCGTGAGAATTTAGAGTAATCGTGTAAGTTGTAAAATTGATACTTGATGCACCAATAATTGAATACTCGGTGACATCTGCACCTCTTGGTTCCCAAATTTGCATTGAGTTAGTGGAAACATCATTCCAAGTTTCAGCGTGATCTACAGCACCGCCTGTATATCCACTTAGAGCAAAGTTTGTTTGAAGACCACTAAATTCAACTCTCTTTACAGCAATTGCATTGGTAATATAGAATGAAGTACCTATAGAGAAATTATTCTTATATGGTGTAGTAATTGTTAGAGTGCTATTTACTGCAGAATCTGTAATAATAGCAGACTGCTCACCAAAGTTTAGCTTAGCATCGACATAATATCTACCGACAATTAGTGTAGTATATACGGTATAGATGCTAGTAGTGTCTGCAGCTGGTGCAACAGTTTCATAAGTAAAAACTTTCTCTGTGGGAATTGACTTGATAATAAAAGATCCCTCAGCTGCTTGATCGACTAAACCTCTGATGTCAATAGGAGTTGAGGAAAGTAGACCATGAGATCTAGATGTCCTTACAGTTACAGTTTTACTGCCAGCAACTGTAGTTACATCAACGATTCCTTCCAGAGGAACATCTCCACTTTGGGAATAAAACGCTGGAATTTCTTTAATTCTTTCTAAGGTTTCCCACTTAGTAGACTGAAGACCATACTCAAAGTCGGTATCGATGAGTGTGTTTGGTGCCGAAATCCTTAGTTTACTTACTGGATCAATGAAGGTTTCGGTTGGTTTGAACTCAGCTCCCTCCTCATCAAGAAAAATCTGAAGGTCGTCAGTATCAGCATGTCCTGCCGTATTTGTATCGAAATTCAGAGTAAACGTAGTCGTATCTGCTGAAGCATCATACGTTCTACCAGTCGTTCTCAGAGAAGTATCACCAAGCGCATAGATGGTCGTACCTCTAGTTGCGTTATTGATGAAAAGGAGTTTCTTCAGACTAATATGACCGTTGAGAGTAACGGTTTGTGCCGAAGCGTCAAATGTGTAATCAAAAATTAATTTTTTTGCCATTGTTCTTTCCTAGGTCTTTAATGCAGTGGGAGGGGAGTGGGGTAAAAATTATAGTCCGAAGGTAATCGCA